GTTATTATAATATGTATATATTATAGTAACAAACTTACAGTTGATCACCATATACTGTAGGAGGAGCTTATCACTGAGTAAGGTGATAGGTGATAAGCATTCGACGTCTTTTGACGTCGCCGTGCTGAGAACGCGGTGGAGTGTAGCGGACACTCTAGGCATGATGGTTGGAGGTGGAAGAGCGTTTGATGCTGATTAAAGCGGATTGGATTAATCAGAGTAGCTCGTCATGCTGGGAAGAAACTGTTAGTGATAGGCACGGCTAAGAAGGAAAAACGTCAACTAACAAGTCTTCTTTTTTTTTGTATTTGACGTAATAAAATGGGTTGGGGGAATCTAATCCCCCTATAATAATCTTAACATAACAAAAAGTTTACATTCTTACTTGTTATGAATAAGTTAGTATTATTTGATCTATAGCAGCTTTTTGTCTTATTTGCTCAAGCAGGTTTGTTCTATCTCCTTCAGCATTAGCAAAGTTATCTAGCTGTAAATCTACACTTCCACTTCCAAGCTCTATCTTCAAGTTCTTCAAGTCATTATTATATAAGTTTACCATTATATCATATTTACACAACTGTTCGAACCATTGCTCAAGACCTATAGTAATAGTACTCAAGTTTTTAGGATGCGTACATTCTATTACTACTTTATAATATCCTCCATACATCGGAGTATTATATTGACCCATATTCTTCATTACTAAAGAAGCAGGAGGCCTGAAGCTTATCTGAGGTTTTTCTATGTTTTGTTTAGTTATAGACTTAGCAGTCCACGATGGCAAGTCATTCTTTATACTTGTACTCCATCCGTTCATAAGTCCATATCTACGCGTATCTTGTAAGAAAGCTCTTTTAATCTCTACGCCAAGCTCTCTAAATCTATCCATAATTAAGTCTGGTATTCTATAAGCAACATCATTATAAGAATATATTCCTCCCATAACCTGCTTACTCCAGAACGTTACTATACTATCGACATTAAGTACTATATGGAAACCAGACACTCTATTAAACGTCTTAAGACTATTATTAATAATACTATCACGTATAATAGTATCATTATAAGAGGCTCCTAGTATTCCATTTAGACCTACGTCTTTTTTTATCTTATCTATAAGTACATTTATATTCATATAGAGAAGTCACCTCCCTAGAATTCTTTAAATATACTAAGTTTTGTCAAGTTCATAGCATCTTCAAAAGATACTTCTTTCTTTTCTTTAATAGGGTTTCTTACTGCTATTACAGATGGATTAGATGGGTCTATAAGTACAGTAGATTCATTTCCTATAAATTTATTAAGTATAGAACCAGAAGATTCTGTTCCAAACATTCCAGCAGTACGTTGTACAAGCTCTAGATTAATAACTTTCATATTAACAGTATCGTATACTTGTACTTGTCCTCCAGTAAACGCTGATCCCCAGTTCGCAGGATTTGCTACATAATCTATTCCTATAACTTCTATTTCTCTAGCTACTATAGGAGACTGGCTATTATCAAAGTTTCCTACTGTACGTATAGAGAATGCAGGTGCTATTCCAGCAAGCATTTCTAATGCTATGGTAGGGTTTACTGTAGAAGTCTTTATAGTAAAGTATGTTTTATCATTTGCTTGTCTGTAAGCTATTATTCTATGAGTTACATTCTCTTTTGGAGTTTTATGTAATCTTTGCATAGTAGCTTGGAAAGCTCCTTCTGGATCTTTATTATCAATTATTAGATCCGGGTGCTCTGCCTCACCTGGTACACCAGAAAGTCTCAATTGATTTTGGAAACCATAATTAGCCATTCCTCTTAAGAATACATCAGCAGGATATAACTTATTATTACTTGTAGGCTTACTATGATCTATTGCTTCTATTTCAAATACTAAGTATGACTCTCCATTTCTAATACTTCTTACTAGATCAGGAGTCAAACCTTTAAGCATATATTCTATTGCAGTACTATGATTAGTTCCAGTGTATCCTTCAGACTCTATACCTACACCACTACCTATTCTATCTGCCTTTACACTTAGTATCTTTTGTCCCATAGGAGCTATACGATCTTCCATTATGATTTTTTCATCGTATTTCATATTTCCTCCTTTATAAAAAATTCAAACAAAAAAAGATTGGAGAACTCCAGTGTTAGTGAAGTCCTCCGTTCTTTTTTATATTATATCTTATGGTATAAGTGATGTATTATATCCGTATACTGCAAAGTCTCCTGCAGCTCCTCTTAATGTATTGAAGTTGAATGTACAATCCATACATAATCCAGGAACGTTTGGATGTTTAGGGTTTCTTTGAGCATTATCGTTTGTAACTCTGATAGGAGTTTCAGTACCTAATATAGTTTGAATATTAGCTTCTGCGAAGTAAGGTATGATATGGAAATCATATTTGATTTGGTCTGGAGATAATGGGTTTCCAGTACTATCAGTAGTCTTAGCTTCTAATCCACCTTTGTCAGTTCCTACTACGATAGCTGATATAGGAGCTTTTACGTCGTCTCCTATAGTTAAGATATTTACAGTAGATTCTTGATTTACTCCTAAGAATTTGTCATCAGAAGCTTCTGTAACTTCTCCTACTACAGTAGTCATTTTACCAGCAAATACACCTAAGTGATAAGATGAAGCAAACATGTTGATTTGAGCATCTTTTTGAGATTGAGAAGCTATTCTGTATTTTTGGCTTAATGCATAGAATGCAGGTCCAAGTTGTACGTTCATAGTTTCAATCTTTCTTACAGATGTAGCTATTTGTAAGTCAACTGTTTGAGTTGCATAAAGAGTTTTCTTTTTAGCAAGTTCATCAGCACCAGTATATTCTTCAATAACTGATTTTTTCATTTTCTTGTATCCTTCGAAGAATACTATTTCTTTTCTTTGTCCAATGAATTCAGTAGCCATGTTCATAATTCTTGCGAAGTATGATCCTCCTAATCTTTCATCTAAGACTTCAAGTTGATCATTTAATACAGGGATCCATTCTTTGATTTCTGGACCAGCGTTTAAATATCCTCTTTCTTCTTTTAAGATGTATTCAGGAGTAGATTTCCACATGTTGAATGGATCTAAGATTTTGAATTCGATATCAATAGCATCTACATCATGAGCTGCTGCTGAACCATGAGCTTTGTCACATGCTACCATTATAGTTTGATCTTGTCCATTGAATTGAACAGTTAAGTAGTATGTTTCAGTTGGTTTATTTTTATCTGGAGTTACTAATAATACTTTACCTTTGTAGTCTTGTTCATTATTAGTTTCAGATAACATTAATCCAGCGTTTACATCATATACAGGACCTAATTTTTGTCCATTGATTTCTAAGCTTTCTACATAGAAATCTGATCTTACTAATTCATCAGCTGTAATAGCAGATACGTTTGGAGCAACAGAAGTAGCTTGAGATTCAAGTATTCCATTTGCACCTGGAGCAAATACTAAGTCACTTCTTAATTTGATAAGTTGTCTGAAGTTTGCTTTCTTTATAGAGATCTTTTTAGTTAATGTTTTAAATAACTTAGAGATTCCTTCTAGTTTAGATCCAGCTTTATCTTGAGATCTAGGATCTATAAAAGCAAGTACATCTTCTCTTCTAAATTCATGTTTGATTGTATGATCATCAGGATCTACTACTTGGTACATAGGAATTTGAGTATGTACTGGAATAGATGTAAATTTATTGTAAAGTTGTTTTATTTTTAAAACTTTGTTATACATAGTAGCACAAGCTGCTATCCATTGTATTTGAGTTTCTAATTTTGGATAAACGATTGCTGCTTGGTAAGAATAGCTTTCCATTGCAGGTGCGTTTCCAGGTTGTAATTTACCTATTTGAGCTTCTTTAACTCCACTGAATATTGAGAATAAAGCTGATTCTAAAGCTTCAGTAGTGTGTTCCATTTTCCATTTAGCAGCCATTTTTAAAGCTGGAGTATTATAAATACCTTTTGCTATATCGTTTTCTAAAGCTACTTTTTGTCTTCTTATATGTTGTAAAGAAGCTTGGATTTCTGTAGGTAATGAGTTGAATTTATCAGTACTCATTGCGTATTCTTTAGCAGCTGCTTCTATACCTTTAGTAATATCTGTTTGGTATATAGTGATTTTTTGATCTCTATCTAACCAGTCAGATTGACTTACTGTAGGTATATATTTCTTTAGTAAAGATGTTAATTTTATGTTTGATTCTGCTCCGTATTGTCCAAATGCTTTTTTGATTATAGCATTATGGTCAGAAGTGTTAGATGCCATAAAACCTCTAAGTGATTCTAATCCAGCTATATCGTTAGCCAACACGTCAGAAATGTAATTATTTCCATGAATTGCCATATTGGATAATCCTCCTTAATGTTATTATTTTAAAATATATGATAAGAATACAAATACATAAGAAGCAAATTCCTATGTATTTGTATTTAAAATATGATGATTAGTCACCTATTCTAGTTTCACCAGAGATAAGTTTAGCAGCATCTGCAAGAACCATTTGGATGTGAGAATTAGCTGCTTTCATAGCGTAGTTTACTGATTTTTTGAACTCTACTAATTTTTGTAGCATTTCTCCTAAGTCTTTAAGCATAGTATCATTAGCTGTATTAGCATCTTCTTTACCAAGCTTTTCTATAGCTTTTTCAACGTCTTTAGATATTCTTTTGTATTCTTTGAACCATTTAATATCTTTTTTACAAGTTGTTTCTATAGTATAAAGAGCAGAATGTATTGCTTTCTTAGCTTCATCTACAGGAAGGTCTTCAGATTCTCTTATTTCTTTAGTTTCTTCATCAACAGCTTCTTTAACTTCTGCATATCTTTCTTTAGCATTTTCTCCAGTTAAAGAACCATTAGAGAATTTTGCGATTGCTGTAAACATATCGTTGACAGCTTTCTTAACTGATTCAGCCCATTCAGTAGCAGTAGCTCCTTGTGGTTGAGTTCTCTTTACATTCCCAATTAAATCTATCATATCTTTAACTACGTTAGCTGCTTTTTCTACTTTTCTAATACTATAAGTTTTATCTGATTCTTTTTCTCCAGTATGGATTTTTAAAGAATTAACTTTTCCTCTGTATTTTTTAGCAAGTTTAGCATAAGATTTCCATCTTCCATCACATATAGTGAAGAAGTCTACTATAGATATAACAAATTTCCAAATTTTAGAAATTAATTTCTTTATAGCTATAACTACATTATATCCTCCTCTTTTAACCATATTAGTTAAAGATTCGTTTCCTAATGTTCCTTCGAATCTAGCAAACTCATTAATTTCTAATCCTTGAGATTCTAACGCAGCTTCTTGGTCCATTAATCCAAGTCCGATTATAGCTTCAGTTGTAGATTCTACACCTACAGATATATTTTCCATATCATCTAAAGCTAATAATTCTTCAGCAACTTCAGATCCAGCATATTTTTCTACACCGAAATCATCCATGCTAGATTCAGTTCCTAATTGTGCTTTTATATTAGCAATAAAATTATTCATCATCTTAAATAATCCTCCTTAGTATTTATTTATATTAATTACGCAGCTTTCATTATTAACCATTTAGCATCTGTGAAAACTTCGTCGGCTACTCTTACATAGAATTTAGCAAACATAGTCATATATGTAGCATCTAAAGACACTTGTGCTATATATTTATTTATAGTTTCATGATCAGCGCTTAGGTCAGCACTAGCATTTGACTTATTAGCATTTTCTAACTCTTTTCTAACTTTCTCTAAATGTTTTTTCAATTTGTCAGCAGATTTTTGAATATCCACAGAATTAGATTTTGCGCTAACTAACAAATCTAAAGCACTTGCAACCGCAGTTATTATATCATTTCCAGTCTTTTCATCTTTAGTATCTTCTTTCCAAGTCTTAATTTTTTCAGCATATTCTTCTTTTTTGTCAGCTTTAAGATCATTGCTTGTTGATACAGAAGTAGTAACGACTGCAGCATTTTCTACTTTTACTCCTTTTTCTATAGAATCAAAATCTGTTTTGATTTTTCCATAAATATAAGTAACAGTATTAATTCCTAATTTATCTACATTAGATTCACCTGCGTAATCAGGAATTTCTCTAGTAAGTTCTTTGTCTTCTCCAGCTTTAAGAGCTTTAGAAGCTAAAGCAGCTCTTGCTTTTGATAATTCTTTTCTAACTTTTTTAGCTTTTTCTGCTAAAGATTTAAAGATTTTCTTTGTATTAGCAGATAATCCTAATATTTTAGCAACCCAAGCAATTAAAGTATTGATTAAAGACTTTAATTGAGCTATTCCAGAATAAGCTCTTCTAGCAACTACGTCAGTTATTGCTTCTTGTCCTACATAGTTTACTAAAGCTCCTTCTAATCCAAATCCTTTATAAGCTTCTAATGGATTTGCTCCTTCTATTCCAGCTTCTCTTTCAGCCATAACAGCATAAACATTTTCTACGATAGAAGCAGCAGAAGTTACAGCTGCAGCGTCAGCTTCATAAATAGCATTATCGATATCAGATTCAAATCCGATTTCTTCCATCATTTCATCAAGTAATGATTTTGGACCTTCATATCCAGCTGATTCATTACCAATGTTCAATAATTGATTTATATTCATTATTTATATCCTCCTTAGGTATATTTTGTTTATTTAACTTTTTAATTTTTACCAGTAGCACTTGTCATAGCAGCTCCAAGTCTCGAAGCATCAGTTATAACAGTGTCTAGATACTTATTAACGTTTTGCATACACTTGTTAGCATTACTACTAACTGAACTCATAAGGTTTCCTATACTAGCTATCTTATTGAATAGTTCATTAGACTCTTTATCGTCTTCTGGATTATACTTATCTATAAGAGGTAGAAGTCTTCTACGTACTTTCTCAAATCCTTCTGCAACTTTTTCGAAGTTCCATAGAGATTTATTAGCACCAGCTATATTAACAAAAGCATTTAAACTTTCTTTTATTATAGCAAATGCCTTAGTATATTCCATTTCTTCAGGTTCTAAATCGTCCATATCTTTTGCATTTTCAGTAAGAACGTTTTTGATAGCTCCGATTGTTTCTTTGTAATCTTTAGCTTCAGAAGTATCGATTTTTTCTTCTGATTTTCCAGTTACACCATTCCATAACTTAGCTATGATTCCTACTTTTTGCTCATCCTTATATTTCTTATTCAACGCAGGTTTAAGAGAATTTACATCTTTAGCAATAGTCTCAATACTAAATTTAGCATTTTTAAGGACGGTAAAATAATCACCATCTCTAGGATCACAAGCTGAAACTCCGCCACCAAGAGCAATTATTCCTGCTGAAAGTCTATTAACTATGTCTTCTATTACTGATTTATCTATTGTTTTACCTTGTCCACTATCAGCATCTACTTTATCAGCGTTTTGTACATCTGATTTTACAGTATTTAGCAATGGTCCTAGTTTTCCTAGTAAATATGAAGATATTAATACAGTAGATAAACACTTGATTAATAAAGGACTGGCGTCTGTTACTTTAACAGTCTTGTTTTCACCTTCGCTATCTTTATCATTACTACCTAGTTTTCCACTCATTTCGTTCATTTTCTTTACGTATGCTTTTGCTTTATCGAAACCAGCTTTCAGTGATTTACGAATATTTACGACTCCTTTAAAGAAATTAACTATCCAAGCAAAGAAGAAGTTTATAAACTTTTTAATCCATATTGTAAGATTTGACTTTACTCTAGAAGCCATATTTTTAACCTTGTCTTTTATACCTTCAGTACCTATATATTCTTCTAGTTTCTTTTCATCAAATAACAAAATATCAGAAAGTCCATTCATTTCTACTCCAATATCGTAGTCAAGTGCTGCATTTAGCTCCCATTGTGTATGCGCGGCTCTTTCACTCCAGGCTTCTAAAGCTTCTTTGTAGTTATCGTATGATTCGTAATGGAATTCATCCATATATATTCTTTCCATGATATATTATCACCTCCTTGTTCTTTCTGGTTTAACACACACATTGTTATTTGCCCAATTTTTCATCATTGTTCAATAAATCGTTGTAAATGTCTTTCAGCTTAGATAAGTTTGTAAATATAGTAAAGTAAGTAGAAAATATATCATCATGTGGTTTTTCTATTATAACCGCAAGATAATCGTCTACTATCTTAGCTAATCTATTATATTCGGCTATAAGTTTATCAAATATTTCTATATGAGAAGCATCTTGTATTACAACTTTTTCACACATAGATATATTTGCCTTTATTACATCTTGAAGTTCCAGGAATCTCTTTGGGAAAATAGAACGAACTTGTTTATTTACGTCATACTCCTGTTCGATAATCTCTTTTCTGTTGAGTTTGATCTCTTTTTTCTTTTGTTTTCCATCTCCATCATCAGAATCATCTCCGCCTCCGAAGAAGTCATTGCTATCATCGTCGCCACCACCAAAGAAATCATCATCTCCTCCACCACCGAATGGATTGCCACCGTCGTCTCCGCCAGCGTCTCCACCAAATGGATTATCATCACCACCGAAACCTCCACCATCATCAGAACCAGCGTCATCTCCTCCGAAAGGATTATCGTCTCCAGAGCCAGTATCGGCACCAGAATCTTCATCACCACCGAAGTCAGAATCTTCACCAATTCCATCAAATGGGTTATCTTCTTCTAAAGATATAGTCCAGATAGGATAGTTTAGAGAAAGAGCCTCAAGAGTATCATCTATATATCTGTAGTCTCTGTATCTTCCTTCAAACGCGCCTTGACTTTCTTCTCCAATTTTATCAGCATATAAGTTAGTCTTCTTGATTGAATTTTGATTACCCATACTCCAATTAGAGCTATTAGAGCAAGCCATAAGTTTTTTATAAATGTCATAAGACATCAGTCCTCCTCCCTCCTAGTCTAGTCCACCTAATCTAGTTTCAACTGTATATCCTTGTCCATTGCTCATTCCTACGTTAAAGTAAGAACCACTTTGCATTAGAGCATCTATACGTTGACGTCCATTCATAGATAGATCCTTATTAAATGTCATATAACGAATTCTGTCCTTTTGAACTAGATCACGCTTAAATTCTATAAGCTTCATTCTAGCGAATTCCATATTATGTTTTTCAGCTAATAATTTGTCAACTTCTTCAGGATTTCCTTCTTGCTTTGCATACTCAAGCTTTTGCTCGTGTCTTTCTAATAGACCGTCTATTTTAAACTCAAGTCTTTCGATAGCACGAAGCTTATTAGTACGATTTGCATTACGTTGTAATATATACATAAATGGTAAGAAGTATATAGGACCAAGTATTATAGTCCATACCCAAGATCTAATAGAGTTTTCCGTCATCATCTTAATACGTTCAAGTATAATATCAAACTCATCATTAAGAAGCTTTTCTTGGAATTCAAGCATATCTTCTTTTTCACGTTGATTACGTGTTTTAAGTGCACGTTTAAGAGCAGACCATACCCAAGCAGCCAATTTACGAGGAAGTTTTGTTATATTCATAAATACTTGATACATAAGACTTCCTTTTCTAAGACCAAATATCTTTATAGCTTGGTATACATCACGCATAGTTCCTATAAAGCCTTCTGTTCCTACAGTATTAAGAGCATCGTTTATTTCTTCATTTAGAGCAGTTATATCAAAAAGACTCCATTCGATAGGCTGTCCGTCCTTTTGTTCTATAAGTATTTTATCGTCAAATATAAAATAAGTAAGACTATCAAGCTCTACTAATATAGTATTAACTGCAGACTTAGGTACTTTTACAGTAGTTTGCTCTGCTTCTTCAGACGAAGTAGATACTTTAAGTCTTCCTTTATCGTTAGAAGTTACATATACAAAGGCATTAGTATCACCACGCTCTACTTGTATAGGTAAGAAATCAGTAGGACTTATTATATCTTCTGCAGATGCCTTGTCAAGTTGTAGTATAGATTCTGTTCCAAATGTCTTATCTATATGCTTAAATACAGAAGATTCTACAGAAAGTTCCATTATATCTAGTGCAGATATAGAGTCGAAGTTGTTTGAAAGTACTTGATCAGCATCCGTAGTACCGATTGCATATGATTCTACTATAAGTTTTATTATCTCTTCTATAGTCATAGTCATAGTTTCGTTTACATATACAGGACGTTGAACAAGGTCTACTATTTCAGGCTGAGTTATTTCTGCTAAGATATGAGTAGGTATAATTTCACCAAACCACTTATTCTTATATATTTCTTCTGTATTAGAGTTTCCGAATGCAGATATAGCTAGCACTGAATCTTGTGTTATTATAAATGGTATACGAATAAAGTATGGATCAAATATTTCTACGATAAAAAGCGGTATAGCTTTAAGAGAAATATTAGTATTAATAGAAACGAATTTCTTTACTATACTTCCAGGAAAGATAGTTTCTATTAAAAACTCGAAGTTCTTCTGTACTTTATAGAAGTTATCAGGTTTAAATCTTTCGTATAATATAGGCTTATTCTCTCCTTCATTAAAAGATCTGTAGGTAAGAGACTTCTCAAGAGCTTTCTCTGTAATATACGCAGAACGCTTTGCTAGTATATATTCAGATACATTATACATCATTTACCTCCTTTACTGTGTTAATTTTGTTACATAAAAAGTTGTTTGGATGGGGGATATGGGGGTTAGAAATAATATAAAGATAGCTATATATCTATGATATATAGAATACAAATAATAAAAGAAAGGGGGTGTTCTATATGAAGTTATACAAGACTTACCACCTTGTTACAGATAGCAGATCTAATGACAATTTAGAAGACTTAATTCAAAAGGCTCTAAATGAAGGGTCTGCTGAAGGTTACACTTTAAGTTCGGTTAATTACAGTACTTGTGCTGTAGTTAACTATAATGATACTGTGGTATTTTCCGCAGTTGTCATTATGGAAAAAATAGTAGGGTTCTTCTGAGCTCTACTTTTTTTGTAAATGACGTAATAAAATGCATATCGCCAGATTTTACTCCAGCGATAACTATATATTATTAGTGTGAGAATATATTATATTTATAATCTATATCTAGAAACGAGGTGATTCCTTATGATAGATAATACTGATCGTTATTTAAATCTCATTACTAGATTTAATAACATTGTTAGATATAACGACGCTAATAATATTCCACCATCAAGAGAATTACTAGTAGCACAAGATTATATTCGTAACAAAGTAGACGCATCTAATCTACTTGATCCATATTTAAATAAACATTATTTAAATGAATTAAGTAAAAAAGATAAGTCTGCTTATGATTTTATAT